TAAACCATTATCCATTACTTTTACTCCTGGAGTATTCTCATCAACTAATCCTAAGATGTTAATGAAAAATCCTGCAAATCTCTTTGCTAAAAATTCATTCTTTTCAGGAACGTTGTCTGGGAATCCAGTAAATAATGGAACATAATCTACGTCTCCACCTTTCATAGAAGTTAATGTCTCTATAATAGTAGGAAAGTTTTCAAAAACAGAATCATTAAATAATTCATGATTGTCGATTACATAACCTAATTCTGCAAGTTCTCCTAAGAAAATTGCTTTTAGTCTAGGTGAAGAAACTACACCTGGCTTTACAGATAATAATTTTGCTCTGTTTACTCCGATTTCGATAATTCTGTTTTTCATGTCTTTTTTCATCTTTGTTTTCTTTTAAAAAGAAGCGGAAATTAGAAAGGCTATGCTTACCATAGTTTTAGAAGGAAGTCTCTCTTAATCCGCTTTAAGGTTTATATTTTATAAGGGAAATTGAAATTACTAAGTTATAGTTTCAAGATATATGTAAGAAGGAAGCAATTTCTAGTCCCGTTATATTGTTTGTATTAATTACATGTATTATACTTTTAAATATTAAATAGTTTCACATTATGTTTTAAAAATCTGTTTTCTACCTTTAGTCCAACCTGACTCAAGATATTGATTTAATTCAATCTTACTTATTTTTTTACTTTCTTTAAACTTTAAATTATAAACCCAACATGTTCCAAATTGAGAATTATTAGATCCTTGTTGATGTTTAATATCCTTGAATGTTTCTCTTATTTTCTCTTTGGTTTCTTCTTTATGTTTGCGTCCAGTCCAATCAGGAGTAAAGTGTGTTCCTTCTTCAACTGCTCTAATATTAGTTATAGTCATCTGTTCTGATACCTTCTTTCTATACCCAGGATCACATTTTAATCTATTAGCATTAGCAATTCCTCCAGCAGTTGAACATTTTAATTGATGATTTGTATCTCTGAATCCTCCGCCTCCGCCTAATGCTAAATTCATACACATTGGATCATTTAGCATATCTTCATTAACTAATTCCTTTTCTCTAGCTTTTAAAGAATCTCGATTATCTAAATATTCTAAAATTTCAATTGAATGATTTTCTCGACCATGTGCTTTAATTGAGTGCCATAAACGAGTTCCACTTCCAAGATAACCATCATTTAAATTATTTGTGGAATGCATTCCGTAATAAAATTTATCATTTGTATTACAAGTAGTCTTATAAATGAAATGAAACTTCTTTTTTCTTGACATAATAAATACGTTTTATTTTATTTATTATCAAGTGCAAAAAAGTTAGGCATGGAGCTGAGGGGAGTCGAACCCCTGTGTTACTAGCTTCCGTTACAGATCGTACTTACAGGCTTAGGATAAGTTTTATTATTCACTTCCAAAAATCAGATCTTGTTATCCATGGCAACATTGATCAAAGTGCTCTATTGGTTGACTTGTTTAGGGTACAGTACTCAAACCACTAGCTTCTTCATTTTATATCTAATCAGAATACAAGAATACTCATCTGTATGATATGCAAAGTAGAATAACCTAAGTTACGCTGCCATTGCAACTGTGTCTCCGTATAAGAGTGTCGATGGTAAGTCATCACCTCGCCTGGATCTATAATTTCGACTAATAGTCAAAACCAGTCAACCCCATATTTTTAAAGAACTAATGCTATATTACTCAATTTTAAACGTAATTACTCCATGCTTTGTCTTTATTAAATTTCATACCTCTAATAAATTGTTGATATGTTGGTCTATAAAGTTTGACACGTAATGTCATACCAGCTTCTGCTGGAGTTTTGTTGTCCTTTTTTGAGTTACATTTTTTACAGCAAGTTACTAGATTTTCCCAAGAATTTACACCACCTGGTCTTGATTTTGGTATAACGTGGTCTAACGTTAATACTTTATCACTTCCACAGTATCCACACTTGTGTCCGTCTCTTCTGTAAATATTATATCTACTTAGAGGAACTTTCTTGAAGGGAACATAGATAAAACGTATTAGTCTAATAACTAATGGGCGCTTGTATGATCTGCCTTCCTTTGATCTTATTGGATCTACTGATGCATCATGCTCAACAATTTCCGCCTTTCCTTTGTAAACAAGGTTGAACCCACGTCTAAAAGTAGTAACGTTCAAAGGTTGAAAATCTGCATTTAATACTAATACACTCATATCTATTATTTTTATTTTATTTATTAGTATTTTGATATATTGATTTGTCGTTAGTAGTCACTAGTGGATTCGAACCACTGACCCTCTGCGTGTAAAACAGATGCTCTGAACCAACTGAGCTAAGCAACTAAATAATAAGGTAATTGAAACTGCTATACAAAAGCCAGTTTAGCGGCTTCTATAGGATTCGAACCTATGATAACCAACAAAGAAGGAAGCAATTAATCTAATCCTTATTTAATATTTAGAGGTAATGAAACAATCTATTAACTTCTGATGCTCTATCCAGTTGAGCTATACTCCCATATTAATTTTAAAATTGTGGGAGCAACAGGATTCGAACCACGTAACCCTCAGATCTACATCGTTTTGGAAGGAAGACTGTTAATAATCCTCTTAAAATTGTAGGCAGTCACGGATTTGAACCGTGGACCTCTTCGGTATCAGCGAAGCGCTCTAACCAGACTGAGCTAAATGCCTGTATTGAGGTAATTGACCTTACTATCGAATCAAATTAAGAGTTTGGTGCCTAACGGCGGTAGAAGGAAGTAAGTATCTAGTCCTCATTTATTGTTAGACAACGTTCTCCCCAGTTTAAAGGTTTATTTAAGGAGATTTCCCTAAAAACTGGCACTGTCTATATTGGTAGCGGGGGCCGGACTCGAACCGACGACCTTTGGGTTATGAGCCCAATGAGCTGCCGCTGCTCTACCCCGCGATATATTTTATAATAGGCTAGTGTTATCCACCGTGCATTTAAAGCTACCCACTCACCTACTATGATTTCAATTTAAAAGGTACGTTTAGTCTGATAACCTACCGAAGAGTTGTTGTATTCACCCGAAGATGTTCTACTTTTCTAATACGGCTGAACTAGTAGAGGTATTAGGAAGGAAGTCTTTGCACATTGCTCCCAGTTGATATATTATACTTTAAAATTTAAAGTATTTCACTGTACCGAGAACCAGGATCGAACTGGTGACCTCAAGGTTATGAATCTTGCGCTCTTGCCGGACTGAGCTACCTCGGTATATAATATGGATGGCAGTTCCAGTAATACTTTAAGTACTGCTACTCTTGAAGCGTTTACTGGCATCCATTTTGAGCGCTAAATCCGGATTGAACGGACGACCCTCACGTTGGCAACGTGATGCTCTACCACTGAGCTATTAACGCATTTGGCGGCAAAGCGAGAATTTGACTTCTTCTTCTCAACCAAGGATACATCTACGATTCCGGGACCTGTTTGCACCTAGCTCGGACTGTGTACCGGCATTTATCTATTTCTAGATCGATATAATAAAGCCATGGGTTTTCAGCCCTGCTATGGTTTTCAGCCATTAGACACTTTATTATTGAGCGGAAGAAGGGATTTGAACCCTCGACCCTTAGCTTGGAAGGCTAACGCTCTGACCAGACTGAGCTACATCCGCATTGGTGGACTGATTTTTGAATAGAAATCTGCCCAGTATAACTAGATTGGAGCGGTGCCGGACGTTTAATGATTCTCATCATAAGGGCACCTTCAGCGTTAACTTATACGTGACGCCCATTTTGCTATCCAACCTCCGCAATTTTGGAGCCGGCTGGCACTGTGCCCAGTGTGCATTCCATAGACCGGCATGTAATTTAAAGACTACTTAAAGTCTTAAAGTCGAGATAGCAGGATTCGAACCTGCGATCCCCTGCTCCCAAAGCAGGTGCCTTAGCCGGACTGGGCCATATCTCGATTATATGTTACTTCGAAGCCAGTGTTACCATTCCGGCTCAATCATTTTACATTTTGGACTTCACTTAATAATATTGGCAAATATTAAACTATTAAGTTAACCTACTTTAACATTATATTTAAAATAATTAATATAGATCGATCATCACTCGTTGATGGATGCCATGATGCGTACTCGAAACGTCATCTGAGTGGTATATTAACTATTAGCGGTCCAGAAGGGACTCGAACCCTCGATCTCCTGCGTGACAGGCAGGCGTCCACTCCAACTGGACTGCAAGACCGTATAAATTACATATTTACTAGCAAGCAACATTAGGATTCGAACCTAAGCGCAGGGTTCCTAAACGCAAGTGCTGTACCCTAGCTCTACCACTGAGCTACATTGCAGGCATTCAATATGCCCTAATCAATTTTTCTACTAGATCACTTATACTTACTGGCTACTAATGAACCTTCCATATAATTTTCTCTTTGTGTCTTTAGTCAACCTTTTCATTTGACTTTGGTTTTTATAGCCATTGCGTGGAATAACACTCCGTTACTAGCTATACTTATTGAACACTTTCACTTCCCTTTCTAAGAGACCGTTCGAAAAACCTTTCGGTTGGTTGTCCTACAAGGATTCGAACCTTGAACGCCTGGACCAAAACCAGGTGTGTTACCGTTACACCATAAGACAATTTAATTTAAAATTTTAATTTTCTACCTAACTTCCATCCAATTGGAATAATATCTCCTCTATGAATTTTCTTAGATTTCTTTAATTCTTTATTGTGAATCCAACAGGTTCCATATTGTGAATTATTAGATCCTTTATTATTTGATTCTTCGGAATGAGATCTTCCCGTCCAATCTGGAGTTTTTATTTCCTTTCGTCCCTCTTTATAAGCTAGTTTAATTCCTTTAGATAAATTATTACTTCGTTTTTTTACCCATACTGGATCATTTTCAAAAAGATGTTTCATTTTAGCATTTCCTTTTAATCCTCTTTTAGACTGAGCATCTAGATTATTGTCCCATCCACCTTCACCGCCTATTATAAGATTCATACAATCATCTTTTGCAATCTCATTTAGATTAACTATTTCTTTTTCTCGAGTTTTAAGATCTTCTCTTGAATCTAAAAATTCTAAGATTTCTCTTTGGTGATTATCTTTACCATACTTATTAATGGAGTACCTGAGTCTTTTACCTGATCCCAGATATCCATCGTCTAATTTGTTTGTGGAATGCATACCATAATAGTATCTTCCTGTTTTAATATTGGTCGTTTTGTAAATGAAGTGAAACTTCTTTTCCTTTCTTGGCATAAAATTCTTTTATTTTATTTATCCGTTTGAAAGGTACAAAAATGACCACGGAGGGTGAAAGATGGGTCTCGAACCCACGACCTTCTGAACCACAATCAGACGCTCTTGCCAGCTGAGCTACGATCACCATGTTAAGAATATTAATCTGCTTACGACTAAGCCAAAGTGTGTTTCACCCTAACAAGGGCTGCCACCTAATCCGTCAATTAGTTACCGAAGTTTAGATATGGTAATTACTCCACTAAACCAAACTATCTTTGTTGATTAATATTTGTAGGCCATCGGGGGATCGAACCCCGGACTCTCTGCTTAAAAGGCAGATGCTCTAGCCAACTGAGCTAATAGCCTAGCTATTTGGTATTAAAATACCTTAAAATTTTAATTTTCGACCTAACTTCCATCCATTAGGAATATTATCACATTTGTTTATTTTCTTATTTTCTATTTCATTAGTAATCCAACATGTTCCAAATTGAGAGTTTTTAGATCCTTTTTGATTTATAGAATTTTTTTTTCTAATTTTTTCTTTAGTTTCGTCTTTATGTGATTTTCCTGTCCAATCTGGAAAATTTTTATATCTATTTGATGTATTTATTTTATTATCATTCACATAAGTGATATTCTTTCTCCCTGTTGCCTTTCCACCTGCTTTATGGAATTTGTTAGCATGTTCTTTATTTAAAAGTCCACCAGTTCCACCTAATGCTATATTCATACACATTGGATCATGTAATAAATCTTCTGTGATTAATTCTTTTTCTCTTGCTTTTAAAGAATTTCTATCATCTAAATATTCTAGGATCTCAATTGAATGATTTTCTCGACCATGTTTATTTATAGATTTCCATAATCTTTGTCCACTTCCTAGATAACCATCATTTAAATTATTTGTGGAATGCATTCCATAATAATATCTCTTTGTTACATCACATGTAGTTTTATAAATGTAATGTATTTTCTTTTGTACTCTCGGCATAATAAATAAGGTTTTATTTTATTTATCAGTCTAAGAGTACAAAATGTTCCCAGTAGCCCGTAGGGGAATCGAACCCCTGTTACCAGGATGAAAACCTGGCGTCCTCACCACTAGACGAACGGGCCATACAATTAAAAGAGTGGGAATAGACGGACTCGAACCGCCGGTTATCCGAAGAGACTTGATTTACAGTCAAGGGCAATAGCCACTATGCGATATTCCCATTTAATAATAGAATAGATTAAATTAATCTATTCCGTTAACGATTTACCAATTTTTCGATCTGACTAGTTATTCTTCTAGTATCACGTTGGATGTCTCTAAGCTTTCTATCTCTTGCAAGCTTAGCGACTGCTACTTTAATTTTTCTTGCTTTCATAATTACTTAGTTTTTAGCGCCTCAGGCAGGATTTGAACCTACGACCAATAGATTAACAGTCTACTGCTCTACCGCTGAGCTACTGAGGCAATTGCTGGAACCAGTTGGTTCCAACTTTTTATTATACGACAAATCAATACGTCAAAGAACTTTAGTTAAATTTTAGCTTTCTACCTTGTATCCAGCCTAACTTAATATAATTATCCAATTCTTCTTTTTTAATTTTCTTGCTTTCAATATTATTATGAATCCAGCAAGTTCCGAATTGAGAATTTTTATATCCTAAATGAGAAGATTTCGCAGATTCACTAATTTTCTTTTTAGTTTTATCCGAATGAGTTTTGCCAGTCCAATCAAAAGGTTTAATTTTACCTTCTTTATGGAGTTTGATAAAGATATCTGACGATATCTTTTTACGGCTTTCTAAAAAAGCAATATCGTTCTTAAGTCTATTAGCATATGCTTTATTTCCAGCGGCTCCACATTTACGTTGATGATTTACGTCAATAAATCCTCCGCCTCCACCTAGTTGTAAATTCATACATTCAGCTTTAGCGATTTCATTTAAATTAACGATATCTTTTTCTCGTTTTCTTAAATCTTCTCTATTTTCAAAGAACTCTAGAATCTCCCTCTCGTGAGCTTCTTTTCCATACTTATTAATTGAATATTTTAATCTTTTACCAGATCCTAGATATCCATCATCTAAGTTATGTGTGGAATGTATACCATAGTAATACTTTCCTGTTTTAATATTGGTCGTTCTGTATATGAAGTGAAACTTCTTTTCCTTTCTTGGCATAAAATTCTTTTATTTTATTTATCCGTCGAAAAGTACAAAAATGACCATGTGGTGGAGAAGATCGGACTCGAACCGACGACATCTACAGTGCAAGTGTAGCGCTCTAGCCAAACTGAGCTACGACCCCATTTTTAATATCTGCATGCCCGGAAGGACTTGAACCCTCGACCTTCGGTTTTGGAGACCGGCGCTCTACCAGCTGAGCTACAAACATGTATTTTGTGCGGTTGGAACGCTTACTCTGTATTTCTACCGAGGCCACGTCTAGAACCTTTTATCTAGCTTGTATATTCCAACAACTCATATTTTAAAGAACATCTTATTATTTACTCTTAATCTTAGTGCGACCTTCAGGTTTTGATCCTGACTCCCATGGGCTTCAACCATGTGCTTTCACCAGATTAGCTTAGGTCGCGGTTGTTATAGACTAAAAAAGCTCGAACTGTGTAGTTCGAGCTTTTCAATTATCTATATAATTTTATTAACTCGAACTTATCGGAATCCCTTCCTTCGCTTCATTAGCTGCATCCACTTGATTATAACCGAAGCTAAAATCTTTAGTGTTGTTAACCATAATCGGTTGATGTTGCCATATGTTGATTGCGTTGTTCATTGAATTCTTTTTAATTTATTTTATCCTACTATAGGATGTTTATTTTATTTATTTATACTACATAAAGTATAAAAGTTTCACTTTTTGTAAAATAATTAAATTTTGTAATGTGATATATAGATTATACTAATAAATTCTACATTTTAAAATAAATAATTAAAAAATATCAATATTATGATTGACGGTAAGAATTGGAAAAAGATACTAGCTATATGTGGATTAATAGCAGCAATAGGAAGTACATTCCCTGTATACGATAGAGTGAAGTCATATTCAAAAGAAAAAGTAGATACTTACATAGACAGGCAAGTTGATATTAAATTAAAAGAAGCTCAGAAGAATAAAGTAGGTGGATTTCGTACTGAAATATATAAAGAATTAATTGATGCAGGATATCATGTTGAAAAAAATGATATCCCTAAGATGTTTGCTACTGGATGGTTATTAACTGACTCATTAAAGGCATTTGATAAGATAGTAAGACCTATTATTCTATTTGAACATAATCATGATGCAGTTTCATTATATAGAAAGAAGAAAGATGGATCTTTATGGTGGAGAGGAACTGATGGTGAATTATACAGAGCACATAAGATCAAAAATACTGGAGCTGAATCTGACGG